TGACGAACGGCGCCAACATCAGCCGTCGCCGCGGATTATTCTAAGGAAAGGAAACACCGCAAAAAATGAGTAAAGCCTTCAAGCCATTTACACAAGCACCAGACACCGACCTGCACAGCGTCGACGTAGTCAAAGCCGCGATAAAATACAACACGAAATTAAAAGCGCGCCTGGACAAATTAGAGAATTACTACTTCGGCGACCACGACATTAACAGCCGTCAAACGCAATCAGGCGTGAATAACAAAGTAGTAGTGAACCACGCGAGCTACATCACCGACGTCAATGTCGGCTACTTCCTGGGAAGCCCCGTCGATTATGAAACAAGCGAGGGCGTGAACATCGAGCCAATTATGGACGAATACGACCGCCAGGTCATCGCAGACCTCGACAGCGAAATAGCCCGCGACGTATCAATTTACGGCTACGCCTACGAGTACATCTACACAGACGAGAACAGCGCAATCTTCAGCGCACACTACGACCCGCGCAACGTCGTGCTGGTGCGCGACAATACCGTCAAGCAGTCGAAAATCGGCGCGATTATCTACATACCGCAGACCGACGACAACGGAACCATTAAGAGCTATACGGTTTATATCGCAGACAAAGAATACATAGCCGAATACACGACCGAAGCTGAGCCTAAGAAATTAACAGAGGTAAAACCAAAGCACGCGCACGCAATGGGCGACGTGCCAGTGATTGAATACCGCAACAACCCAGCCCGCACGGGCGACTTCGAGGGAGTTATCGGATTGATTGACGTCTACAACGTATTGCAGAGCGACCGAATTAACGACAAGGCGCAACTAGTCGACGCAATCCTCGCGCTCTATGGCGTATCATTAACCAACCAACAAGTAGAAGACCTGAGAAATAACCGCGTCATCTCATCGATACCGAAGGACGCAAAAATTGAATACATCGTCAAGCAATTAAACGAGTCAGACGCCGAAACGCTTCGCACATCGATTGAAAAAGATATCCACAAAATCAGCAAGACTCCGAATATGAGCGACGAGAACTTTGCAGGCAACTCTTCAGGCGTAGCCCTGAAGTACAAATTGCTGGCAATGGAGCAGAACATCAAGACCAAGGAGCGCTACTTTGAGCGCGGACTTATGGAGCGTATGGCAATCTACGCAAGCTTCCTGAAAGTCAAGAACAACACCGAGCCAATCACCGCCCGCGACGTTGACGCGAAGTTTACGCGAAGCCTTCCAGCCAACGACCTAGAAGTGAGCCAGATGATAAACAACCTGACCGACCACGTCGACGACGAAACGCTCATCAGCCAGCTGTCCTTCGTTCGCGACGCTAGCGAAGTCATCGAGCGATTGAAAGCCGACAAAGAAGACGAGCAGAAGAGCAACGTCGACGACATCAGCGACCTCGAAGAAATCGAGCCAGTAAAGCCAGCAGAGCCAACAGAGCCAAAGCCAGAAGTAGCCGAGGAGTAGGCGCGTGAAGTCCGCGGAATACTGGAAACAGCGCACCGAAAGACGCGGCGCGGATATAAGCCGACACATCGACAGGCAGTCGGCAAACGTTGCAAAAATCTACTCAGACGCGGCAAAGATTGTCCAGCGCGACATCGAGCGAACATATCAGAAATACAGCGACAAGACGGGTATAGACGTCGGTCAGCTTAAGGAACTGCTCAGCCGAGGCGAAACCGACCGCTTCTGGAAAACAGCCGAGGGCAAGCTCAGCCGCCAATACATCAAGGAAAACTACAAGGCACGCATAACGCGACTGGAGGAGTTTAAGCACAACATCTACGCGGAGGCTATGTCAATCACGAAGCCACGAATAGAACTCTCGACGAAAGCGCACGCCGAAACAATCAAGCGAAGCTACCTGAGAACCGCCTACGACATCGAGCAAACGACAGGCAGAGCGCAACAGTTTACGCAGATAAACACCAGAAGGCTAAACCGAATGCTCGCCGAGCAATGGAACGGCGCCAACTACAGCCAGAATATCTGGAGCAACACCAACAGGCTAGCCCAAGACCTGAGCCAGCGCACCGCCGCAGGGCTTCTGGCTGGCAAATCGCCGCAATACCTCGCCCGAGAAGTACGCCAGCGCTTCGACGTAGGAGCTTACGAAGCAATGAGGCTCATACGCACCGAAACCACCTACTTTGAGAACGAAGCCGAAGCCAGGCTATACGAGGAGTTGGGAATAACCGAGTATGTCTTTATGGCGACCCTGGACACCCGCACCAGCGAAATCTGTGGCTCACTGGATGACAAACGCTTCAAGCTATCAGAGCGCGAGGTAGGCGTAAACTGCCCACCAATGCACCCAAACTGCCGCTCGAAGATTAGAGCGTACCTAGGCGACGACGCAGAGCCAACGCTAAGACGCTCACGCCTAGAAGACCGCGAAGACCCAGACACAACACCAAGCGAGGTGAACAGCTACAAGAGCTTTGACGATTGGCAGAGCGGACGAGGCGAGGAAACGCTGAGCGCGAAACCAACAGCGCCACCAATTGACTACGCCATAAACGACGTTATCGGAGCGCAAGGCGAGCCAATGGAGCCAGAGGAGGCTATCCAGGCAAACCCACGCTATGACGAGGGTGGAGGCTACAAGAGCAACTGCCAGAGGTGTGTACCCGCATACGAATTAAGACGCCGCGGTTATGACGTGGAAGCTTTGCCAAACACCCCGAAATTAAGGCGCGAGTTTAGCGGAACCATACGCGAAATGGAGTGGCTCTGGAAGAGAGAGGTCGACTTTTTGGGGTGGAAGAAAATCGACGGCAGGCTATACAAGTCAGAGTATCCTGAAATGGTCAGCCATACGAAAGAATTGCCAGTCGGCTCAAGGCTTCAGGTATTCTTCTACGCCCGCAACGGACGCTCAGGACATACACTAGTAGCCGAGCGCGTAAAATCCACAGCAGGCAACCCAGACGGGCTGAGGTTTATAGACCCACAGAACGGCGAGAGCTTTGACACCCCGCCATATAAAAATAAAATGGAGCGGTGGGGCTTTATTCGCATAGACAACGCAAAAATTGACACGGAAATGCTTCCGTATATCGTGAGAAAATCAAGCAAAACACAACCGCAACCGAAGAAAGGAGCGAAAAGATGAGCATAACAGCAAGCAGAGCCGAATTACTAGTAGGCAAGGGCTACGAGAACGTGGGTGAGATGAAGGGTTACATAATTTACGCGCCGAAAGACGAGGAAACGAAGCTCAAACGCCCGCATTATCTGGTAGTCGACAAGAACACAGGACGCCTGAGGAATATTTACTTCGAGCAATTCAGCGACGACGAGGAAATAAACGCGCCCTTCCTAAAAATCGACGCAGAGATAAAAGCATATGAGAGTTTATTCTAAAATATGCTACAATTTAAGCAAGCAGGACTAAAGCCGAGCTTGTTCGACGGAACTAAAACGGCAACCTTTAAGAAAAGCTGACGAGCTTAAAACGGAAAAGGAGATTAAGGTGAAAGACAACAACGTTGAAAACAACGAAGCACAAGCAGTAGAAAACGCCACGCAGGAGGAGAAGCAGACAGACAGCCACCTGTTCACGCAAGAGGACGTAGACAGAACGGTAGAGAGTCGCTTAGCCAGAGAGCGCAAGAAGTACGACAAGGAACTCGACCGACGCATAGCCGAGTACGACCGCCAAGCCAAGCTTAGCGAAGAGGAGCGCGAAGCAGAGCGACGAGCGCAATCGGAACGCGAGCTAGCAGAGAAAGAGCGACAAATCACGCTGAGAGAAAACCTCTTTAACGCGAAGAACGTGCTTATTGAAAAAGGTATGTCCCACGAGCTGGCAGAGTTGGTAGTAGACGCAGACGTTGAAAAGCAGGAGCAGAATATTGCGACTTTGGAAAAGCAGTTTGGAAAAGCTGTCGAAGTCGCAGTAGCAGAGCGACTGAAAGGAAGCACACCGAAAGCTCCACAGGACAGCGCACAGAGCGCTCAAAAATACGGTGAAGTAACCGTCATCTAAACAATTAGGAGATTATAAAAATGGCACAGGACGCTAAAAGCATTTTGAGCAACACAGACAAAGATAAATTGGCTGTGAGCTACGGCTACGTTATCGAGTCAATTCAGAAAGGCTCACTAGCCGCACGTTTTAAGAACAAGGACTTGTCAGGCGACCCAACAACAGGAAGCGTAGAAGCAAACCGCTTTGTAAACTCGAAGGGCGCAAACTACGGCACAGCCCGCACAGCAGCTAAAGGCGACGCTTTGAACAACAAGGGCAAGGTCTTCGTCCAAATCGACACAGACCGCGAAATTGTCGAAGAAATCGCACAGAAAGATATCAAACTACGCGGTATTCCTGGCATTATCGACAGCCGCAAGAAGAACCACGCACAGACTGTTATCTCAGAAACTGACGCTAAATTCTTCAGCGTTGCCGAAACAGAAGGCTCAGAAGTAGTCGTAACCGCAGAGCCAACAATCCAAGACAAGGTTGAGGCTCTTATTCAGGCAATCGAAACGACAAAGAACGAGTACGTCGACGGCGTTGACCGCGAGATGATTAAATTGTCTTTGACACCAAAAGCTTACGGTAAACTACGCAACTACCTAGACACTGTAAAAATCGGCATAACCACAGACGCTGAAGAAATCCAAGCCTTCCACGGCGTTGAAGTAGTAAGCAACGTACGTCAGACAAAGGACGCAATCGCTTTCGTAGACGGCGCAATTGCACAGCCACTGATTGTCGCACAATACGACGCAGAGAAGCTACCTTTGTCAAACGACTACGCTGCCGAAATGTTCTACAACTACGGCACCAAGGCAGTAACACCTGACTTGATTAAGTGGGCAACAGTAGCCTAGTAGCAACGTAAAAGTAGCAGGCAGAGGCGGGGGCAACCCCGCCAAAGCCACAAGGAGAACAAAGTGAGAACTTTCGAAAACGTAACAACAGGCACGCTCGAGCGAGTAACCAACGAGGCAGTCATCGAAATGATGGTGAACTCTGAACACTACGTCGAGGTAGCCGAAGAGGCGGCACCAGAGCCAAAAAAGGCTAAGGTAGAAGCGCCAAAAGAAGACTAAGAACGAGGCGCTACACGGCGCCTTATTCAGGTATAAGGAGGAACGTGAACAAGGAGCAGAAAGAGCGGATAAAGCTACACATACAAAGCCTACGCTCGAATGAACAACAACGCGACGAAGCGCTCGAGGACTTCGTTATTGAAGAAATCGCAGACCGCGTCAAATTATACCTGAACGCCGACGAAATCGAGCCGCGACTCGAGCGGATTGTAGCGCGAATTGTCGTAGCCAGCTTGGCGCAAGCAAGCGAACAAAAAGCGAACGGCAACATTGAGCAAGCAGTCCAGAGTATCAGCGACAACGGTCAGTCAATCTCATACAAAGACGGTGTGAAGAACTACTACGCAAGCGCGACAGATAGCGAGCTACTGGGCGGCTTTGCAGAGCTTCTGGCACCGTACAGGAGGGCGAACGTTGCGGGGGCTAGATAATATGAAAGCGGCAATGGCGCGGACGTTTTATGACAAGGAAGCCGAGCTATTGAAGCGACAGACCGCGAAGGCTTTCGACGGAAGCAACCGCACCACGTACGTAACGGTCGGCAAAATCGTCGGCAATATTCAGACATCAGTGAGCCGTCGGCTTATTGAGAACTACGGACTGGACGAGGACACGGAGCTAACTATCACAATCTCTCCTTTATCGCCCGCAGAGATAGGCGATAGGCTAAAATACGCGGGAAAAGTTTATGTCGTACAATCAATAAAGCCGCGGGACAGCCACGTGCTGATAGCCGCAACGAGCGTAAAGATATGAGCGCGTCTATATCTTTCCAGAACCTCGGGCAAATCCAGGCTCGCTACAGCAAGCTAGAGAAAGCCAAGGGCGTGGCGCAGGCAGTGAACAGAGCCGCGCTGGAAGTTGAAGGACAAGCACGCGCACTCGCACCCGTTGACACAGGCGCACTGGCGAACAGTATCACGATGAAGCCAGCGACCGCGAACAGCGGCGAAATCACGGCGGAAGTATACACAGACAAAGAATACGCGGCGTTTGTTGAATACGGAACAGGTCAGCGCGGAGCGGCAACAGCGCAGAGCCAACCACTGAACGGCTCAATTGCATACGGCGACACCGCAGGACAGGTAGCTCAGCCGTATATGAAGCCAGCACTCGAACAAGTGCGCAAGCGTTACGCCTCAATAGTGAGGTCAGAGATTAAGAACTAAGGAGAAGCAAAGTGTCAGTATCGCGGAAATACATCTATGATATGCTCAGCTCGGTCGACCCGAACGCTGACGTCATACAAGGAGCAACGGCTCAATTAACGAAACTGCCAGCAATCACCTTCTCCTTAGCAGGCAATCAAACAAAGTACACGCTTGACAGCGAATATATCGGCTCAATGACGGTCTATAAAATCGACATCTGGACGAGGGACGCCACTCAAGCCGAACAGCTTCTTCAGCGCACGAGCGACATATTGTGCGCCGAGGGCTGGTCAATGGACAGCGCGAGCGATATGCCTACAGCACAGGACGACCTGGTGCATATCACATCACGCTTCCACGGCGTAATATGCTAAAATAAAAGCGTAAAGCATTAGAAAGGAGTACCACTATGGCAGGTACACGAACAATGGGAACTCGACTCGAAAAAGTCAAGGCGAAAGACGAAACCGCAAACCTAGTTATTGGTAAATTGACCTCAATCGGCGAAATCGGCGTAGAGAGCGATGAGCAAGACACAACCACTCTCGACACAGAGGGCGGCTACAAGGAGTTTATCGCAACCACCAAGGACGCAGGCGAGGTAGCAATCGCTGGTAACATCGTAAAAGCCGACGAAAAAGGCACTATCGCTAAATTACTAGCCTTAGCCGAGAACCAAACACTTCAAGACTGGATTGTAACATATCCGTCAGGCGCAAAGTGGCAATTCAAAGGCTTTATTAAGTCTTTCAAGGACGGTGAAAAGACCGTCGACGGCTTGGCTACTTTCTCCGCAACAATCCGCGTGAGCGGCAAGCCAACCTTCACTCCAACAGAGCCAGACACTCTTTAAGGAGAACAAAAAGCGAACGGGTGGCGCTATATCCGCCCGACCCACAGCAATATAAACGAGGTACGAAATAATGGCAGAAGCCGAAAAGCTAAATCTAAAGTTTAACGCACGAATAGTCGACAGTATCGAAAGAGCCGTCGGCAATGTTTCTATCGAACATATCGCCGCAGACGGAAGCGTGCGTGCTTTATCAAAGATATTAGAACACGCACTCTGGGACGAGAACGCCCAAAGATACGGCGTTAGCTCAAAGGTAGCCCTGGACACACTGGACGCACAGTTTGAAGCAGGACGCGACAAGTACGATATTATGTTAGACGTAACAGAGGCGCTTGTGGAGGCGGGTTTTTTACCGCAGAACACGAACGTCGAAGCGATGAGGCGCAACAAAGCCGAGGTGAACGAGGCTCTGGCGGACATAAACTAGAGCGCAGAGTATCGCAGGCGCTAGGTTTATCGACATACGGCGCGCAATGGCGCCACCACGAAATCACAGCGCTAGAAATAGGCTTAGACCTGAATTACTACTGGGAATTAACGCCAAAGCAGTTTCAAAAGCACTTAACGGCGTACCACACCAGGAGAAAAGAGAACGAAAAGCGAACAGACCAGCTGAACTACCTCCTCGGCGCATACGTCGGCTCAGCTGTGAACAACGGAAAGCATTATCCAAAAGAGCCTTTCCTATCGCAAAAAAAGCGGCGCGCAATGACCCCCGAAGAAATGGAGGAGCAGGCAATCCGCAACACGATTAAACTAGGAGGTAACCTACAATGACAGTCGACGAGCTAAAGCTGCTTATAACCGCGAATGCCGACCAGATGAGAAAAGAAATCGGTCGCGCCCGCGCAGATATTGACGCAATCGCTTCGAACGCGACCAAAGCCTCGTCGACCGTTTCGGGTTCTTTCCGCGGAATGGGCGCAGGAGCCGTCGCAATGGGTGGATTAGTAGCCGCTGGTATATCGAAAGCCATAGGCGCTATCACATCGACCCTAGGCGACGCCGTATCACGCGTTGATACGCTAAACAACTTTCCGCGGGTTATGGGTAACCTGGGTATCTCAGCCGAAGACGCCCAGAAATCAATAGACTATATGAGCCAGAAGCTCGTAGGACTGCCGACGACGCTCGACACAGCCGCAAGCGCCGTGCAACGCTTGACAGCCGCGAACGGCAACGTCAAAGCCAGCACCGAAATGTTCCTGGCAATGAATAACGCCATAATTGCAGGAGGCGCACCAGCACAAGTGCAAGCGAGCGCAATAGAGCAATTAAGCCAGGCTTACGCGAAGGGCAAGCCTGATATGATGGAATGGCGCAATATGATGACCGCAATGCCTGCTCAATTGAAGCAGGTAGCCCAGTATATGGGCTACGCAAGCTCGAACCAGCTCGGCGAAGCCTTGCGAAGCGGAACCGTCAGTATGAACGACTTTATGAAGGCTATGATAGAGCTGAACCAGAACGGAGCCAACGGAATAAAGCCGTTCTCAGAGCAAGCCCTAGGCGCCGCGGGCGGAATTGAAACAGCCATAACGAATATGAAAACAGCCTTCACCCGAGGGCTGGCGGACATTATGAACGCAATCGGTCAGTCGAACATCGCGGGCTTCTTCCAGATGATAACAAACGCGATTAACGCCGCAATACCGTACGTAGTAGGCTTTGTGAAGGTTATGGTTATGGCGGTGAGCTGGATAGGCTCACTCTTCGGCGGCGGAGGCAAGAAAGCCGAGGGAATGAAGAAAGCGGTCGACAGCGTCGGTAAATCAATGGGTGGCGTAGGCGCAGGCGCGGCAGGAGCAGGCAAGCAACTCGGCGGAGCCGCAGGGCAAGCAAAGAAGCTCAAGAAAGAGCTGGCAGGCTTAGCGGCGTTTGATGAAATGAACGTCCTGAAAGAGCCAGAAGACAACGCAGGCGGTGGCGGCGGAGGCGGTGGCGACGCAGGCGGCGGCGGTATGGATATGAGCGGCTTAGACTTTGACCTGGGCAATATGGACAAGGGCGCAAGCAAAGCCGACGAAATCGCGCAGAAAATCAAGGACAGCTTCCTGAAAGCTTTCGAGGTTATTCAAAACACAAAGTCGTGGCAGGCTTTCGCGACTGGCGTAGGTAAAATCTTCGACGCTTTGGCAAACAACGGCAAAAGGGTATTCTCGAGCATTAGCAACATAGTAGTAGCGCAGACAAGCGCTTGGTCGACGGTTATCGGACAGCGCGCTGGAGAAATTGACGAACACTTTGCAAATCTGCTTACATCAATGGGTACCACAATCGCGACGGAAATAAACCTCTTAGCGGCGCCATTTGTAGGCTTCTTCGAGGGACTAGAAAGCGTGATAGTACCGCGAGCCGAAGAAATTGCCAACAATTTTACTACCGCATTTTTGGGCGCTATGGACATCACCGCGAAGCTGTACGAGCTGGCGAACTCTTTCTTCGAGCCGCTGGTGGAGCCATTAAGGCAAGGCTTCTCAGACATCGGCTACTTGGCGGGTACAATACCCGCAGACCTCCTGCAAGGACTAGCCGACGCCACGCCACAAATCGTCGACAACCTGACAGGTCTTATGGAGAATATGAAGAGCGTCTTCACGCAGATAAGCACCATAGTAGGCACAATCTGGACGGACTTCACAGGCACCCTAAAAAGCACCTGGGACACATACGGAAAAGACATATCAAAGGGAATAGGCGAGTTTCTGGGCAACATCACGGGAACATTTAAGCGGCTCTACTCAGACGTGCTAGAGCCAATTATTAAGCCATTTTTGGACGAGTTCCAGAAGGTCTGGAAAGACCAGCTACAGCCCGCGCTGAAAGCCGTAACCGACTTTATCGGCAAATTAGTAGCAGGCGCGCTCGAAATCTACAACAAGTTTATAACGCCAATCGTCAACTGGATTATTAGCACATTTAAGCCAGTCTGGGTCGCCCTAGGCACGACAATCGGCGGAATAATAAACACCGCGCTAAGCACAATCGGAGGCTTTGTACGCGGCGTATTTACGGTACTCGGCGGACTGGTTGACTTTATCGCGGGCGTTTTCACAGGCAACTGGAAGAAAGCCTTCGAAGGGTTGAAGAGCATTGTAGGCGGCGCGCTTGGCGCGCTTGGAGCAATCGCAAAGGCACCTATCAACGCGTTGATTGACATCATTAACGGCTTTATTAACGGCTTGAACCAAATCAAAATACCAGATTGGGTGCCAGGTGTCGGCGGTAAGAATATGAACATACCGAAAATACCGAAGCTCGCCCGCGGTGGTGTGGTTGACCGCGCAACCCTTGCCGTGGTCGGTGAGGCAGGACGCGAGGCAGTTGTGCCACTCGAGAATAACACAGGCTGGCTCGATAAAATCGCGAGCCAACTGGCGGAAAAAGGTGGCGCAGGAAGCCAGGCTCAGACTATAATAGTAAAAATTGGCGAAGACGAACTGGTGCGTCGCGTCATCGACGGAATTAACGACCAGAGCTACTTAAACAATCAAGGGGTGATATTGGTATAACATTATGGCAGAAGCACTTGTAACAATCGAAGGCGTCGAGATACGAGAATTAAAGAAGTACGACGTGCAAGCGAGCAAGCTCTGGAAGGACGCGGGGCGCAATATGAGAGGCAGTATGAGAAGCACGCTGATAGGTATCTTTCCGAAACTAGAGCTGGAGTTTGTGCCTATGGAATACGCCCGAGCGGCGCAAATCGCGGGAATATTGAACCGCCCCTTCTTCAATGTGCGCTACTTCGATATCCACACCAACTCTTACAAATCACAGACATTTTACGCGAATGACCTGAAGCTAGGAGTGCTTGACCGCAGACGCGGACTAGTAACCGACTTCAAGGTGAACCTGATAGCGCAGGAGGCACAGCGATAGTATGCACGAGCGACACTTAGACGACTTGCGAGAGCGCCAGGAGTTTATAAACGGCTTGGATATACCCGCCCGTGAAATGGAGCTGTTTCTTCAGACTATGGACGAGGGCGAAGAAATCACAATGACAGACCGCGACCTGATTATAAGCGCGACCCTTGAAAGCGAAGTGCCAGGAATTGGTCGCCTCGAAATGCAGAAGCTCACGCTCACACACCTCGAGGGCAAAGAGCTACTCGGGCGCAAGTTTGTTCTTCAAGTGAGCGCAGGAAAGCGGGACGGCGCAGGTCAATTACCGCCACCCCTAAACCTCGGCACATTTTACGTGGTATCGTCGGAAAAAATCAAAGACAAGGACGAGGTCAAAGTAACCGCATTTAACCAGACGCACGCATTAACCGCGGAATACAAACCCGAGCTATTCACATACCCGACAACCGCAAACGAGCTACTCCAGCAAATCTGCGGCGTTTTGAATATCTCGCCGACAATGAACCAGGCGAACATCGATATCGACATAGAGCAAGACCTTTATAAAAATATTCACGGTATACAATACCGCGAAATCATCGAGGAATTGGCGGCTTTAACGGGAAGCATAGCGCGCTTTAACAGCCGCGGCGACCTGGAGTTTTGGTGCGCGAACGACCTCGAAGGCGAAACCGACAAACACCACGTCAAAATACCAGACGGCGCGCTGATTAAATTGACAGAGCTGGAAAAATACGGAGCCGTGAACAGCCTGGTGCTAGCCAGAAGCCCACAAAATGACAACGTAGCCGAAACCGAGCCAGGCGCGAACCCAATTGTTGAGGCGACAATCACGAACAACCAAATCATCGACAAGCGACGCGAAGCGGTGAAGGCTAAACTCTTTCCATATTTTAAGAGCTTGACCTACTACCCGTTTGAAGCCGAAACGAGCGGCGTCATAGGCGCACTGGTCGGCGACATCGTCGAGATTAACGGCAAGCGCTCCGTAGTTATGGGGCGCAAATTGACCCTGGACGGCGGAATTAAAGAAAATCTCTGGTGCAAAGACCCAGCACGCACAAAAATTAACTACAACCGCACGAGCAACATCGACAAGCGCATAAAGAACACGGAACTATACGTAGATAAACAGGAGCAGGTTATTCGCGGAGTAGTGAGCGACGTACAAACGCTCGGCAACGTAGTGAACGACAACCACACAGAAATCACGCAGAAGGTGCGCGAAATCACTAACAAGATACAGCGCGCAGGCGGTAATAACCTCCTGAGGAACTCCGCCTTCTTTTATAAATCGAAGGAGAAGCCAGACGACACAGCACCAGAGCCGAACCTATACAAACCTTGGAGAGAGGAAACGCTAAGCTCGCCCTCGATTATCGACGTAGCGCCGAGCGCGGAGGCGAAAGCCAACGGCGGTATCTCAGGCAACAACCTCTTCTTAAGAGGTAGGAGAGTAAGCCAGACCGTGAAAATCCGACGCTCGAAGACCACAGACACAGAAGAAACGCGGAGCTACTACACATTAAGCTGTCTGATTAAGAAGAGCGCGCTAGGAATTGCAGGTATTCTCGTACGCACCGCGACAGTGCCAACCGAGAACCTCTGCTATACACAAATCGGCGAAGGCGAGAGCGCCTTTTACAAGCGCCTGGAATGTGAGCCATTTTATACAACCGCAAGCGACGAGGTCATAGTTGAAATCTGGGCAAACGGCGACGCAGAGGCAACCTTTACGGACATAATGCTAGCGCACGGCAGAAGCTCGGCAAACTGGGAGCAGGCGAGCGGCGAGGCAATGAGTACCTCTGTAACAATGAACGAGTACGGCTTGATAGTGAAGTCGGATATTTACGACGGAGCCTACACAGCAATGACACCGCTCGAGTTTTCAGGATACGCTGAGTCAGGCGGAACCCAACAGCGCGTTTTCACGGTGAACGGCGAGCGAACAATCGTTACAAAGTTTTCAGCGAAAGACGAAATAGTGCTGAACCCTATAAAGCAAATCGCAATTAAAACTGGAAGTATTAAAGGCGTCGCATTTATTGACAGCGGAGAGGAGGACTAAATAGTGGCAACATCTGGACGAATTGAAACTGGCAGGTATAACGGCACTTGCTTCTATTTTCAATGGCAACTAGGCGGACAGGACGTAGGCACGAACCGCTCAGTTATTCACTGGCAGGTCGGTATAAACATCGCGAACAACGCACGCTGGTACAGCAACGCGGTGCGCTTGAATATAACGACCGTAAACGGAAGCGGCAACATCGCGAGCGGTGTCTGGTCGAACATCAGCGGTAACGGCGACCACCAACTCGGCGGCGGAATAATGGACATCTACCACAACAGCGACGGAGGTAAAGCCTTTAGCGCTGGAATGTCAGGCTCACTGTATGGAAGCGGAGCGCTTGAAACCAGCGGCGGCTGGGAATTGCCAGCAATACCGCGAGCCAGCTCGCCAACATTTACAAAGGGCTTGTACACCGTGGGCGAACCTATCGCCGTCAATATGAACAAGAAACACTGGAGCTTTCATCACAACGTCAGTATTCAGATACCCGACGGCGCAGAAATCAAGCGTCAGGACGGCTTCGTAGGTGACCAGTACGTCTGGACACCAACCCCGCAAGAAATCGACACTATTTACGAGCGAATGAAGGACACGCGCCAGACAAGCCTAGGTGTGGACACTTGGACATTTAACGGCGGCTCAATGATTGGCTCAGGCTTCCAGAATGTAACAATTGCCGTGAACGACAAAGAAGCCGCCCCTCTCTTTTCAAAGATTGACGCCCGCGACACAAACGCAACCAGCAAAGCCGTAACAGGCAACGACCGCGTCTTTATTCAAGGAATATCGACAGTAGTCGCAACGATTGCCGACGCCGACAAGATGAAAACGCGCCTAAAAGCGACACCGAAGAGCTACTCAATAAAGCTCGTCGACAAGACCGCGACAATCGCACACGACGAAAAACAGAACGGCAAGTCATACGAAGTCGAACTCGGAACGATTAGTCAGAAAGGAAGCCAACGCTTGGTTATTCAGGCGACAGACAGCCGCGGCTTAACCGCCGAAGCCTTCAAGGACTTGAACTTCATCGAATATGACACGCCGAAAATCACAGCGACCGCCGAGCGAAAAAACAACTTTGAAAATGAAACGAAGCTCAGCGTCAGCGGAACCTTTGCGCGCATAACCGTAGACGGAACCGACAAGAACCGAATAGAGCCAGACAGCCTGCGCTATCGCTGGAAGCAGGACGACGGCGACTGGAACGCTTGGATAAAGCGCGACTTCACGCAGGGCGAGGGAGCCTTCACAATGACACCCGCCTTTTTATCAATGGCAAACTCCTCGAAGTTTATTATAGAAATCGAAGTGCGCGACAAATTGAATACTTCAAAAACGCAAATCTCTCTCGACCGAGGCGTGCCTATTATGATGATATCGAGCAGTAACCGCAACGTCGGTATCGGCAAAATGCCAGCCGAGGGCAGAGCGCTGGATGTCAAGGGTAAAATCTATATGAACGAGAAGCCGCTCGAAACGCCAACACGCGTGCGCTCTTTCCGAGCCTTAGGCTTGACAGAGATAGAAGCAGAAGTTGCGAGCGAATTGCCTGCTGGGTACACGCGAAAATACGTAGACGTAACACAGAACCAACAACTACCGAGCGCACACTTTGTTTACGGCACCATAAACTGGGGACGAGCGCAGACTGTGGGTGCGCATATGACAGCGCCGCGCTCTGGCTACTACGAAATAGCCGTAGCACAGACAACGATAAACAATCACAACCGACTAGGTGGCGACCGTATGGCGGTAATAGCGCTAGACTTGCCACAGGGTGAGTACAACGTGGACAGAGCCTTCTACAACGCGATAGCAATCGTCTCTCAGCACGCAGGCTCACTGCCAGTTATGGCGGCGAGGCGCGTTTTCATCAAGAAGGGTCAAAACATCTCAATTTTCGCGGGAACTATGGCGTCGGAGGAAGGCTTTTATAAAATCCAGCTGGTCGAATGGGAAGGCGACTTGTCCGAGGACATTTAAGGGTGTTAGAATAAAAAAATGGAAGCAAGCGTAACGACATATCTGGCAACGCAAGGCGTACTCGGTATAGCCGTCATCGCTTTATCTACCGCGGTTTTCAAACTCTGGAAGAAGAACGAGGAGCTGAACCAAAAGCTCGTCGAAATCGCAGGAGCGAACGGACACGAGATGATAGCGTTTTACAAGCAAGACGCCGCGAACGAAGCCGAGAAGTCAAAAGCAATTACTCAGATGTCGCACTCAATCGACCTATTAACTGAGAAGATTAACCGAGGGGGTAATTAAAATGGACACAGCCGCAGTCATACGAGCGGAATTATACAGCGTGGACATCGAAGCCGCCCGCGAAGAAGCGCGAAAAGCGCGACAAAATACACAGCAAGCCTACGTAAATCTGGCAAAGAACAGTCAGAAACTAGAGCAACGAATACGTGAAAACCATTTTCACATCACGCTAAAAAAGGCGGTCAGCGCGCCGAAAAAACAGCCGAAGAAACCATAGAAAAATGTTTATAACTATAACCGCAATTGCGCGTATATTGATAGCGACAGCACTTGTCGCTATTATATTGCGACAGATAGAACTTTACAGACTGAAAGCACCGAAAGAAGTGCGACACTTGAAAGTATTGTTACTCATTTTATCGATATCATTATTGACGAGCAACGCAATTTTACTTATTCAGTGGATTATCGGAGCCTACACACATATCGAAATCGCACCAGAGCCGAAAGGCTACGACGGTCTACTTTACTCTATCGTCGATATATTAGATGATATAATTACGGTAATAATACTAAGGCTCATATATAAGGAGGGCGAAAAATGACAGAAATGACAGAGCTACTAGTGCAATCTTTGCAAGCGTTTGCTTTGTATGGATTAGCGACGATATCGTACACAATCCTGTCGGCTTGGTCGAATATTAACGTTTGGAAAATCAGCGAAGGCTTCGACAAGAAGCTGTGGCTAAACGGGCTAGCAAAATACGCGCTCCTAGGCGCAAGCACGATAGTGATTATCCTAGTGGCAAAGGCGCTCCTTATCTTTGCGCCGAATTGGGGAATTGAATTACAGGGCGCGAACCAAATCAGCTCGCAGATTATCTTCGGCGTATTGGCGGCAGGAATTGCAGGTATGGTGCTAAAGAATATCCAGAAATTAGCCGAAATCTACGGCGTCAGCCAGAAGAACCTGGACAAAATCACAACCAGCGCGCTCGAAAAAGAAGACGCAGAAGCACCGCTGGTTGTTGACGTGGCAGACCTTCCAGGAGGCAAGAAAGCCAAAGACGCAGACGTAGAAAAGGCGGTAGAGAAATCGGGCGCAAAGGCGCTCCTGGACAGCGGACGCGGCGCAAGCGTACCAACAGACAGCTGGCAGAGTTTCCGAAACGCGGTTATAAATCAAGCGTTTGACGTTGACGGCGCATACGGCGCGCAATGCTGGGACGGAGGCGCGCTCTTCTGGCTGAACGCAGTCGGGCGCACATTATCCACAGGCGGCACAGGCGCGGCACGCGGAGCCTGGGAAGCAGCTCGTGGTTACAACGCAGGTAGCGAGTTTGAACTCATAACCGACCGAAACGCAATCCAGCCAGGCGACTGGCTCTTCTTCGGCGGCACGCAATGGGGACACGTCGGAATGGCGGTATCGAACAATCTCGGCGGCTACGTGAGGCTATTAGGACAGAACCAGACGGGCAACGGCAACGGCGCACCGTTTACTGAAATCAATATGAACCTAGGAAGCTTCCTTGGCGCAATGAGGCTCAAGCGCTGGCACATCGCACCAGCACCGCAACCACAGCTATCACCCGACGAGGTAGCCGCGCAGGTTATCCGCGGCGATTGGGGCAACGGGGACGACCGACGCGCACGATTAGCAGGAGCAGGATACAACCCTGACGATATCCAGAACCGCGTGAACGCGAAGCTATCACAGGCAACGCCAGCACCAGAGCCAGAAGCACCGCGCTTCAATGTTGGCGATATTGTCCAGCCAAAGGTAGCCGTGGACTACAACGGCACGCCGCTGACACAATACGACAACAACTACGTCATCACCGAATTGATAGGCGACCGAGCCGTGCTATCAGCCCGCGGGCAAGTTTGGGCGGCTTTGAATACAAACAACATACGAAAGGCTTAGAACAATGACGGGTGCGGAAATCCAGCGAGAACTAAACGCGACGATTAAGAACAGTAAAGGTATCAGAGAGTACGACTATCTCTATACGCGATTATTGCACAGGACGAACGTCTGGCTATTCAAGAACAAGCTCCACCGCGATTATTCAGTGATTAACGACAGCGGTCGCGTCTTTATCGTAAACAGGCGCACGCAGGAGCGCATAAACGAAATCTGCCCCGACGTTTTACGGGGCGGAAAGCGCGGCGAATACGTAGTGTATAATGTACTTATACTCAGCGCAGAGGGCGGACGACCGCAAGCGCTCAGAGAAAGGAAGCAGTATGTACCAAATCGAAGTCGAACCGAACGCCGAAGGTAAGCTCATTATCGAGCTATACGGCGACAAGTACGAAATCGTCGTAAAAGAGCCGAAACCAAAGGCTAAAAAAGAAGAAAAACCCGCCGAGAAATAGAACAAAAGGCGAACAAGAAAGAGGGCAAAATAGCCCTCTTTTCTGTTGCAAAAATTACATAGCCACTGGCGGAAAATCCGCGCTTGTCATATAGTAAGAGTACATAAAAAATTAACCAGCAAAGGGGAACGAATGGAGCGAAGAAACGCTAAAGAAACACTCGTCTTAGTATCAAAGACGGGGGACTTTTTATTAACCAAAGACGAAGCCAGAGAGGTGGCTGTAAAAATCTCAGAAGGCTATAGAAATATTGCCCTCCAGGGGTCAGTCCTTGCGACGCACTCAATCGACGGAATACTGCCTTACGACAGATACCGCGACAGCGCCAGGATTAAGAACCGCGGCTTCATCTGTCTACACGAGAACTTCCATAGAGCGAACGAACAGTGCGCCTGCTCGCGACTTCAAGCAATCGACAAAAAAAAGCAAATCGACGCGAAAGCAAAGCCGACAACCGAAGAAGAAGCTCGAGGCACAGCCGCCCGCGAATACATACGCGAAAATCTCAAAAATCCAGACGCGCTGAAAGACGCAGACGCCCGCGAAGCGTTTGTAAAAAAGCGCACCGCGGAAATCTTAGCAGAAAACGCGTCAGACGCGCCAGGAGCGCCGTAAAAATTAAAGACGATAAAGTTACGGGCTTGAACGCCAAAACGCAAAATAAAGCGGAATGAATAGCAAATAGAAGCATTATGCAACGAAGGAGTCAAAGAAATGCTAAAAAATATACCATTTTACGCAAGTCTACTAAATCGAGAACTAGCCAACGGAAAAATAACCAAACACAGCCACGTGCTGGTTTACGGAGCCATAGAAACGCACGCGCTCGGCGATTATGGCTGTATTGCGAGCAACAAAACAATCGCCGCAGAAACAGGCTTCACAGCTGGAACCGTCGCGAATATTATCAGCGAGCTAAACGCGTCGGGGTGGGTCAAGGTGAACCTAGACGAAAAGAACCATAGAGTGAATATAGAGCCAAAGCTAACTATAAACGTCCCAACATTTTCACAAGGAAGTCAAGAGCCAACAGAGGTAAACCCTTCACCCGCCGAGGAACACCCCCTACCCCGCCGAGGAACCCCCCCTACACCCGCCGAAGAACCCCCCTATCACCCGCCGATGAACATAGAATACAGTAATAGAAACAGTAATAGAAACAGTAATAGAAATACTCTACTTGTCCGCGAACGGACAAGCGAGGTGAGTAAAACCTCCGCAGAAGCTGCTGAAATAGTCGAAAAAATGCACGAAATGATAAAAAAACGACTACCAAACAGGGCGAACAAAAAGCGAACACAAGCACAGCTCCAGAAAGACATCGAAACCATAGAGAAAATCCACAGGCTAGACGGTTACAGCTACGCCGAAATTAACGCAGTGATGAAATGGTCGCAGGAGGACGACTTCTGGTCGCAAAATATTCTCTCAACCGCAAAGCTCCGTAAGCAGTTTGACAAGCTAGTGCTTCGAATGAGAGCCGAGCAGAAGAAAAAGCGGGACAATATCGCTTTCATTTAAGGGCTAAAAAATCTTTGAAAATCTTCACAAAAAGGCTTGATATTTTTGAGAGGGTACAATATAATGAAAGTACAGCAAACGTAAGAGAAAGGTAAAACTATGCAAGAATGCAAGCACGAAAACGCATATCTCGAAGCCCCTTGTTGTGGACAGGGCGAGAGCGGTTACGTCGAGTGCGCCTGCGGCGGAACATACGCGATTGTATGTCCAGACTGCGGCGAAGAAGTCGACGAGGAAACCAAGAAGCGACTAATAGAAGAACTGGAGAGCGCAGATGATTGCAGCGAATAGAACAGCCGCCCTAGCAGATAAACTGCTACAAATGGCGCTACACGACGAACTGGTAAACGGCGAGTATAACGGCGACCTACTCGCCCTCGCCAACGAGCTGGCGGAGGCGGTAATCCTGCCAATCGACGACAGCGGCGAGTTTATCGCCTTGCACGCCCCGCGAATGCAGAAGCGACACCTAGTCGAAATCCTAGCAGGCGAAACCACCCGCGGAATTATCGCGCCCGTCCAAATGGAAATCCAGGACGGCGACGAAGTCCTAGAAATCCACTACGAGCCACTCGCGAGCCGAATTAACAACCAAATATTCACCGCTTGCCGCAGAATGACAGGCAACGGCTTAGTAAGGTCAAGCACAGACCCTGAAAAGTTCTTAGAGCGAGCGATTGAGCGCTTCACACGCACAAAGCCTGGCACAAATTGAGCCACTACAATATAATAAAGTAAAGCAACTAAACAAGGAGAACGAAGTGGAAAAAATCAACGACATCATAGCAGAAATCAAAGACGAACTCGAAAAAATGGAGATAGACGTAGACAGCAAAGACGCACGCGCAAGCCTACGCTACGTGAGAGAGGCGCTCATAGAAGAGTCGCGCAAATCAGCCGACAAGCGCGTGGTAGGCAAGAACGGAGCGCGAACGCTCGCGGGTATGATTGCGAAATGGCTGAACCTGAGCCTGCCCCTCGACGGTGTCAACGTCGTCATATCGGGCGCGAATATGACAATGGTTACATATCAGGGCTATAAGAACAAAGTGCTGAAATTGCACCCGAACGCGACCTTTGACGTGCAAGTAGTGCGCGAAGACGACGACTTCACAGTCGAGAAGCAGAGCGGCAAGGTTGTCTATTCTCACAAGATTAAGCCTTTCAGCAACTCAAAAATCGTGGGCGCGTATTGTGTGATTAAGACAGGCGACGCAGAACACTACGAAGGTCTGTCCGCCGAAGACTTCGAAAAAATGAAGAAGAGTAGCCGCAACAACTATCTCTGGGAAAAGTGGGACACGGAGTTCTGGCTAAAATCGGTCATAAAGCGAGCCTGCAAGCGCTACTTCTTTGAGGAGGTGAAAGACATCGACACAATCGACAATTCAGACTACGGACTAGCCGAAGAGCCGCAAGAGGACGCCTTTGAGCGATTAGAAAAAGCCGAAACGATAGCCGAATTAAAAGCTGCCTACGCGAGCCTATCGCCAGCGGAGCAAGCCTACGCCGCAACAATCGCACGCGAAAGACTGCGAAAAATCAAAGAAGCAACCACAACAAAAGTCGAGGGCTAAAATGGACACGACGAACCACGAGCAGGGAACCGAGGACTGGTATAAAGACCGCCTCGGTATTCCGACCGCCAGCCGCTACGGCGATATCCTCGCCAAGCGCGGAGGATTGGCAAGATACGAAAGCACTAGTCGCAAGAACTACCTCGCCGAACTATTGACCGAGCGACTAACTGGTCAACCATACAGCCGCTACGGCAAGACTAAGTATATGGACTGGGGTACGCAAATGGAGCCAGCCGCAAGGCTCAGGTATGAGCTAGAAACAGGCAACACAGTAGAAGAGCGCGGCTTAAAGAAGCACCTCTTCCTCGATACAGGAGCGAGCGCCGACGGAATAGTCGAGGTCGACAACTGGCGAGGCGAGGGCAAAGGCGGTATAGAAATCAAGAACCGCACACCAGCGCACCACCTGGAAGCGCTGACGACAGGCAAAGTGCCGTCAATTTACATACCGCAAATCCAGGGAAATATGATGTGCGACAAGGAGCGCCGCTGGTGGGACTGGGTCAGCTACGCGCCAGACTTTTCAGAGAATGCACAGATAGTCATAGTGCGCGTCTATCGCGACGAGGACTACATCAAGAACCTCGAAATTGAGGTGGCGTTATTCATCGACGAATTGAAAGCCGCAGAGAAAAAAGTCCGCGAATATAAAGTAAAAGTATTGTAGCGTTACATAATTTTTGATATAATTAAGACACAATAAACTAAAAGAAAGGGTACGTATGAACGAAGCCAACCAAGAACTACGCCAAGCGGCGAACAAACAAATAGAAGCAATCTCACCGCTTAAAATCAAATCAAACGAATTACTCGAGCGAGCCAAGAACATCAAGGTCGAAACAGCCGCAGACGTAAAGACTGCCAAGGAAGTCATAAAAGACATCACAGCACACAAGAAGTCAACCGAAGAATTGCGAAAGAACTTTACGCGACAATTGGACGACGTGAAAAAGCAGTTCATCAGCGCAGAGCGCGACATCTTAGCGCCAGCCGAGGAAGCTCGCGGAATTGTAGCTAACGAAATCCTAGCCTTCGAGCGCGCCGAGGAAGAGAAGAAGAAGCGCGAAGCCGAGCGCGTCTGGGTAAGCCTCCTAGAAATCAAGAACGCGGTAGCAATCGACGACGCAAAAACCCTCGAAGACGTCGACAACTGTGAAAAAATCGCGGAGGAGCGCATAGCCGCACTAAATGACGACGCGAAGCACCCGCTCGCAATTGCCTTTATCGGCAAGCTGCGCCAGGAAATCGCCGAGCGAAAAATCGAGCTGGCGAAAAATCCAGAAACGGAAAAGGAAGAAGCTGAACAACAGCTCGAAATTGACAAGGCAAAAGCCCTCGCGGAAAAAATGGAAGCCGAAGCCAAGGCGGCGGCTCGCGCAATGGAAAAAGAAGCACCAAAGACAGGAAGTCGCGAAAAAATCACCGTCGAAATCGTGAACGCGAACGAAGTACCTCGAGAGCTTTGTGTACCGAGCGAGAGCCTCATCAAGGATTATGTAAAGAAAACGGGCGCAGACATAGTGCCTGGCTGTATTATTAAAAGAGAGCGCGTCATTTAAGAAAGGAGCTTATAAAAATGGCAGATATTAACAACGTAACGCTAGTAGGAAGGCTGGTGCGCGACGCAGAAGCGCGCACCACAAAGTCTGGCAAAAACATAGCCGCGTTTACAATCGCGGTGGGCGGAATTGAAAAAGAGTACGTCGACTTTATCGACTGCCTGGCTTGGGGAAAGACCGCGGACATTATCACGAAGTACACGAGCAAAGGCAAGCGCGTCGGTATTGTCGGCAAATTGCACATAAACAAATACGAAACGAAAGACGGCGAGAAACGCTCGCGAGCTGAGGTTATTGTAAACAGCATACAATTACTCTCAAGCGCAGAGGCGCCGAAGAAAGAAGAAACCGAACCAAGCGACGAGGCGAACCTCGACGACGTAAAACTCGACGAGCCAGTCGACCTATCAGAGATACCATTTTAAGAGGAGGGCAAAAGAATGAGGCAGAGAATTATAGACATAATAGCAAGGCTCTTTGTGAGCGTGGTAGTCTTCGCAATCGGCGGACTAATAACAATGCCGCTGTTTATTTTTACAAACAGCCACAACTTTATCGTGAAGGTGGTTGCTACGACATTTTCAGTGCTGGCTATCTTAGTAATTGCGCTGATGATTATCACAATCTGGGTGCCGCGAGATGAAGACCTTGACGACTAGGCAATACCCGCTTGAAGCCGAAGAACACAAGGCGTTTGTGAATTATCTCGAGGTTTTAAGATTGCCACACTTCCACGTGCCGAACGAACAGAGCCAGCGAGCCTATCGAATGGTGAACCGAAAGCTCGGAGTATCGAGCGGAGTGCCTGACTTGTTCGTTATAATTAAATCAGAGCGAAACGGCAGAAGTAAGCTTATCGCTATCGAAATGAAGCGACAGCGCGGAGCGCGACCGACAGTATCGCCAAAGCAGAAGCTCTGGCTGGAGGAATTGAAGCGCGCAGGAATTGACGGCTACGTCGCATACGGCGCAACCGAAGCCATAGACATCGTGAGAAAGGAGCTGGACAAGCTCAGGAAGGAAGACGACAACGGTGAAGTATTTTAAGCTAATCCAGGACACGCCAGAATGCAAAGCAGGCGCTATGTTTTATCAATCAACAAACGGCGACGCTTTGGTATCAGTCGACAACGAAGCGTACGTGATTAAAATTGACAAAATAAACGACTTCGCAAAGTTCTTTGTAAAAGTCGACACGAAGCTGGCTCGATATTTTAAGCCAGCAATCGGCGCAAAGTATTACTACTTAACCGCAGAAGGTGAAGTGCGCGACACAGAAAACCGCGGAGAAATAACAGACGCGGCGCGAATATCACTCGGCAACAGCTTCGAGCGCTATCCAGACGCGCTGGCGTATAAATCGGCGCTAATTGCACGCGCAGAGCTGGCGGCGCACCCAGCGAACCAGTATAAGCCGAACTGGAAAAACGCCTACAAAGAAATCAAATCAAAAGAAGGCTCGTACGAAGCGACGAAGCTCGTCGAGAACACGATAGCTTACACAATCGCGCAAGACAAGCGCACAGGCGAGCTCGTGGTCGTGCCTATGAGCGGAGCCGTGAATTATAACCCAATCGCGTACTACGCGACAGAGGACGACGCAAAGAAGGCGCTAGCGCAACAATCAAAGAATTATAAAACGTATATGGAGGCTCAGTAAATGACGAAGGCTAAAGAAATCACTCTGCCAGTCGCAGAGTACAAGAAATTAAAGAAAGACGCGGAAAAATGGCGCGCTTTCCACGAAAAAGTAGCCGCAAACGCGAAAAAACGCTGGCAGAAGCGCACGCCAGAGGAGCGAGCGGCAGAAATGGAAGAGCTACGTAAGCACAGGAAGTATAACCGCCGTGAAGTATAGAAATCTTTCCGAATTGCATAAGCTCGAGGACAATCCGCGAACAATTGACAAGGACAGCTTCGACTCACTCTGTCAATCGATTAAAGACAATCCTGACTACTTCGAAGCGCGCCCGCTCATTTTAAGCAACAGGACGGGCAAGCTGGTTATCCTCGGCGGTAATCAGCGCTACGAAGCCGCAAAAAAGCTCGGGCTGGAAAAAGTGCCGACGCACCTCATCGAGGGGCTGACAGAAGAGCGCGAGGAAGAAATCACAATCCGCGACAACGTGAACAACGGCGACTGGGACTGGGATAAGCTCGCGAACAGGTACGACTATGAGAAGCTGGACGAATGGGGCGTAGCAGTGCCGACGGCGGTCGCGTCCGCAGACTCGGACGAGGTGAACCCGCAAGGCAAGCTAGCTCGTACATTTATCGCCCCCCCCTTCAGCGTCCTCGACGCACGGCAGGGCTACTGGCGCGACAGAAAGAAGCAGTGGCTCACGCTGGGTATTAAATCGGAACTCGGACGCAAAGGCGGTCTAGTCTTCGCGAACCTGTCGGGTTGTATACCTGATTATTATATGAAGAAAACCGAGCTCGAGAAGAAGCTCGGCAGGAAGCTATCGAATGAAGAGTACGAGCGAGATTATCTCGACACTGAAAAGTATCAGAATGTGGGTACATCAATTTTTGACCCAGTCCTGGCGGAGATTGCTTATACGTGGTTTAACGTTGACGGAGGCACAATACTCGACCCCTTCGCAGGCGGAAGCGTGAGAGGAATAGTCGCGAGCCGTCTAGGCTATCGATACCTAGGACACGAACTGCGAGAAGACCAGGTAGAGGCAAACATAGCTCAAGCCGAAGAAATCTGCGAAGGCTATCCAATGCCTAAGTACATCATAGGCGACAGCTCAAAGACGGTACCGCAGAGCGACGAGCAGGTCGACCTCATCTTTACCTGTCCTCCATACGCAGACCTCGAAAAATATAGCGACGACCCCGCAGATATAAGCAATATGGACTATGACGACTTCTTAAGGGTTTACCGCGACATTATTCAGAAATCGGTGAACAGACTGAAGGAGAACCGCTTTGCAGCTATTGTTGTAGGCGACGTGAGGGACTCTAACGGTATTTATCACGACTTCGTCGGAGATACGGTCGACGCGTTCAAAGACGCAGGAATGCAGTACTACAACGAAATCATACTGGTAACGACGGCGGGTAGTCTGCCAATCCGCGCAGGCTCAACCTTCCAGAAGACGCGCAAAACAGGTAAGGCTCATCAGAACCTGCTGACGTTTTACAAGGGCGATATAGAGCGCATAGCCGAAACCTTTGCCGCGACGCGAGAAGTAGAAGACCAGTATGTAAAGCTCCTCTCTTTTTACAAAGGCGACCCGAAACGCGTCCAGCAATACTTCGAGCCAATCGATGTCGACCAAAACGTCGATAACTTTGACGCCGAAGAATAAGGCTGTTATACTAAAATCGTGTTCTTACAGGCACAGGCAGAGGCGCAAATGCTGGTTGGTGCGCCTCGCTCCACTTCGACAGACACTCCGTAACAGGGGTGTCTTTCTTTTTCTTAAAAAAGTCAAAAAATCTTCACAAAAACCCTTGCTATTTTTGAGCCGTTACAATATACTAAGAATACGACAAACGTAAGAACGAAGGAGCAAGCAATGAAAAAGCTTACAGCCAAAGACATCAACAACATTAAAATCTTCGCAGAGCAAGGCTACGCTATCCAAGCCAGCGAATGGACAAGCGGAAGCGGACGCTATACAACCCGAAAAGCAACGCCAGTATTCACAGACGAATATAACCGCGAAGACTTCAAGCACGCCCTCGAAACAGGCAACAACCTGCCTCAATGGGATACACCAGAGCGCACAGCCTTCGACTTCTTCGAAAAGAACCCACGAGCGCGCAAGGTCTTAGTAATGGACTTTAACCAAATCCTAGAAGCCTTGAAGGGCGCAGAGATTAAATAATGACAGAAGCCGAGAAGAACCTCGAAGCCGTCGCCGACATCAAGCGGCGGCTCGGGTGCGGCGAATTGACGCTAGACGAAGCCAAGGCAGAGCTAAAGCCAATCGTCGACCGAATAAACGCGAAGAACCGCGAAATAGCCAGGAAATACAACGCCAGAGCGCGACTGGTGAGCGTTTCATCAATACTGAGATAAGTTGTCCACAGCTCCAAAAAAATATAGAAAAATCTTTGATAAAATGCTTGCAATTTTTGAAACGGTACAATACAATAAGACTATAACAAACGTAAGAAGAAAGGAAAAGAAAATGGTTTACGAGATAAAGGTTACACAAACAGTAAGCGGAACTATCTACGTCGAAGGCGACAACTACGAAGACGCAGAAAAGAACGCTAGGCAATTTATAAAGAAAGACCCAAAGCACGTAGCGTCTATCATTTTTGACGAAACCTGGATAACCGAAGTAGGCTCTCAGGAAGCGCCTGACGAGGCTTCTGGCGAAACTAAGACAAACGCACTTTTATATAAAACAGCCCACAGAGCGCTCCAGACGAGCGCAGGGCGACAACATAACGCGGTGGTGCCAGCGAAAGTGGCACTGGGACGGCAAGACTTGAGGTCGCAACTTCCATAAACCTTTCAAAAACAGCCAGACCAGCGCAACAGCCACCGCGTAGCCCCTTAAAAAAATAACGGAGAGGAGTAAATGTATATAAAATTATCAGCGAAGGTAACTCGCGACTACGGAGCGAAAGAAACGCGCTCAAGACAATTCATACGAAGACAACTGATAAATAAGAACGGAGCGACCTGCGCGCTTTGTGATAAGCCAATTGAAACAATGAAAGACTGCACAATTGACCATATCATACCAGTAAGCAAGGGTGGCTTAACGACAATCGAAAACTGCCAGCTGGCGCATAAAAAATGTAACGCACATAAAGGAAATCGAGGAGAGCGTATCAAATGAATAAAATTAGCTTTAGAGTTTGGGACAGTCTAGAAAAGGCTTATCTTAACGAAAAAGACATAGCTATCGACAGCCTGGGTAACATATTTTTACTTGAGGGATACAATCACAATGACTCCGAGCTATGGTATGCACGAGTTTTACCAGACCTAGACAACAAGCGGTATGTTATCGAGCAAGATACAGGGCTAAAAGACAAAAACGGTACAAAGATTAACAAGGGCGACGTTCTCATAGACGACGCTGGCGAGCCTATCGAATACTGGGTAGTCAAGTTTTCAGAGGGCGCCTTTGTAGGCGAATGCACAGGCGTAACTGAGCTTCTCTCTGAATTAACAAATCTAGAGGTCTCCGGTAATATTAACGAAAATCCTGAACTGGTAAAGGAGGATTAAAAAATGGCAGGAAATCGAGAGGGCGGCTTAAAAGCCGCGCAGAAAAACAAGGCGAGCAACCCGAACTTTTACAGAGAACTCGGACGAATAGGCGGAGCCGCACGCGTACCGAAAGGCTTCGCCTTGAACCGCGAACTAGCGCGGAGAGCAGGCTCAAAGGGCGGCTCAATAAGCCGACGCCCGAAACCTCAGAAAACTGAAGCCGACAGCGCGGAAGTTTGATATAATTTAAGCAAGCACATTAAAAATCTATCTTAGCCGCGGAGCTAGAAGCACCAGCACAAACATTATTAACGATTAACTCAATTGATGATATACACACAGCTGGCGCTTCGACGCGGAGGCTCGTCGTACCTTTGTTCTTACGTAAAAGTTTTCTACCCGTTTATCATAAACATACATCTTGCGAGCCTCCACCTAGCCCTGCGGCTAAGAAACCGAAAGGTAAACAATGAAAAGACAGACGCGACAATTAAGACCACGCGCAAAGCAGGTCGCGGAAATCCAGGGCTTGGGCGAGGGTTTTATTCACGCCCTGAAGCGTATCGCGAACTTCGCAAAAGCTGGTCAAGTGCAAAACACGCGCCGCGCAGTCAAGGACGCGAGTCGCTGGTCAATCGACTACGCAAGCGAGTTAGCGTTATATGAATTAGAGCTTCTCGAGTATTGCTTTGAGAATGGCGCAGAGCCTGAGGAGCTGAAAGAATATATAGCAATGAGGCGGAGCGTTCACCGCGAAGCCAAGACAATACGGTACTGGAATGAAAACAACAGCAGACTCGAACGGATACGACGCAACAAGAAGAAAGAAGCTGAGCAATAGAGTAACCTCGACCAAAATCGAGAGGGCTATTATCGAGGCGAAGCGCGAGTGCGAGAAGCTAAACACAATGCAGGACTACGCGCTCTTTTTGATTGACCACAGCGCCTACTGGCGCAGAGTGGGCTATCAGGAAATCACGCGGCAATTAAAAGACTACTACTCTAAACAGGGGTAGTAGTTTTATTTTTACGGAAGTTTTCCACAGGCTGAAAAAAGTCAAAAAATCTCCATAAAAACCCTTGCATTTTTTGTGAGGGTACAATATAATTAAAACATAGCAAACGTAAGAACAAAGGAGAAAACGCTATGGATAAAAACTTTCAACCTTTCACAATGACCCTCATAGAGGACATCGAAGCAGGAAACGCAAAAATTGACGGAGGGGGCGCCGCTATCAGGAACCGCCAGACGGGCGAAATTAGCTGGGCTTACACCGAATACTTCACAAACACCAGGAACTGGAACAAGCTACTAGCCTTTTACGACATCGACGCTGACACAATCGTCTATTAAAACAAACAATAAATAAAGGGGCGACCACCACCGCCCCCGCCAGGAGATAAAAAATGACTAAACTATACAACACAGCACTCGCAACATTAACAGCCTACGCAATTGCACCCGAAGCAATCGCAACAGCGGTGCTTATCATAGCGCTAACAATAAATGCTATCATTTATATAAATAAAACCCAGCAGAGCGCGCTAGCAGAGCCAGCACGCCGAGCATTAAGACGACAGAGAGGATTATAGAGATGATTGAAAAAGTCAACCCAGACCACCCCGACAAATTAGCCGACCGAATAGCAGGCGCCCTAGTAGACTACGCCTATGAGGAGCAGACCGCTCCACGCGTAGCCTTCGAGGTACTACTCGGACACGGAGAGGTGAACATCATCGGCGAAAGCTCGGTATACGTACCTAAGCGCGTAGCCAAGCAAATCATAACGCGAATATTGAAGCACAAGGACTACAACCTGAATATGAACATAGTCGAGCAGGACGTACACCTTGCCGCGAACCAGGCAGGAGAACAGCCACGCGCAGGTGACAACGGTATCTTCGCAGGCGAGCCAGCAGACGAAGAACAGTCGCTTCTTTCAAAAATCGCCCGAGGTATTCACCAGAAATACAACTCAGACGGTAAGTACATCTTAGACACGAAAGCAGAGCGCCTCATTATCTGCCAAAGCGACGCAGAAGAGAACGCGCTAAGAGTAGACCTCTATAAAATCCTGAACGCTATCAAAGCCGAGGAGCTGAAAGACTACGATATTGTTATAAATCCACTCGGCTCGTGGTCGGGCGGCGAAAACGTCGACGCAGGAGCAACCAACCGCAAACTAGGCTCAGATATGGGCAGAGCCGTAACGGGCGGAGGACTTCACGGCAAAGACCTGAGCAAGGCAGACGTAGCCGTGAATATTTACGCGCACATCATAGCCGTAGGAGGCAATAAGCGCAAAGAATTAAGCTGCGCAATCGGCGACAACGAAATAGACGGAATGCCTTATAAAGACATCGTGCTAATCGCGAAGGAGTACATCGACAACATCGGAGGCTTCGAACGCCTCGCAGAATGGGGGCTATCATAATGTAAAGGAGGGAGCGAGGAATAATAACCAGACACTAAACTAAAGCAAAGGAGTAAACCAAATGAACCCAGAACGAAGAAACGCACGCGACGGAGCCAACTACGTCCGCATACAGAAGGGACACAGCGTCCTGTTGCATATAGCGCTAGCATTTTTAACCGCAGGCTTTTCGCTAATTTTCACAATCTACTGCGCAATGTCGCCGAACCACTACTTTCATTTATAGGAGGAGGCAAAAGAAAATGTTTTACAATAACAAGCACAAGACCGTAGACTACGACTACAGCGCAACCATAGACGAAATCGACGAGCGACAGCAGGCACTGAATTACATCGCCGAATTGTCCGAGGCAGACAAGACCGCCTTCTTCGAAGCCGCGGAACTCATCTGGCGCGGATACGAACGACTTCGGCAAATGGAAAAACACACCACCACGCAACCAATCGAGCAACCAACTAAAGAAGAGGAGAACCTAAACTATGAAATCTGAGAAGGAACTAAAAGAAATGTCTATACAAATCCACGTACACGAATTGAGGGACGAGTCGAGCGAGATGATTGACCGCGCAGTGAGAAAAGCTGAGGCTTTCTTTTACCTGGCTATCGCATTAACAATCAGCCTGAGCGCAGTCCTGGCGCAGGCAATAATTAAAGGCTTTGACATATTAAGCGTCATAATCCTAATCTTCGGCTTCATTATCGAAGTGAGAACGATTAAGGAGATTATGAGCTACGAAAGCGCAATGGTAGAAGGAGCCTCGCTGGCTATTTTTGTAGGCAAACGCCTAGAGGAGAAAGAGCGCGAGGAGCTTATCGAAAAAGCCAAGAAGCGCGACGAAAAAGAAGCCAAGAAAGCCGCACCAAAGACGCGCAAACCACGCACAAAGAAGACCGCAGAAGCAAGCGACAAAGCAAGCACTAAATAAAGAACGAACACACAGGCACCTGAAAAATACAGAAGGCTCCGAGAATAACAACATCTCGGGGCTTTTTGATATAATGCAGATATGACAGAGAATACGCAAACAGAGGTAAAAGAACCGACAGCTCCAACCAAGGACTGGACACCAACGCCACCAAGCAAAGAAGCACAGAACGCGAAACGACGACGCGACGCGGTTATGATTGAGCATAAACTGGCTGGCGATGAGAAGAGTTTTACAGAGCTGGCAAGGGAAACCGTCACTGTTGACACCTCACAAAAATTGAAGCGTGATAAGCACGGACGCTTCATAAAAGGCACGGGCGTACCCGCAGGATTAGCCGTAAATCCACAGAACCGAAGCGCGGGCGGCTGGACTAATAAGAATATGATATCTTACTGGTACAAGTACTTTATGAAAATGACGACCGCACAGGCTCGACGCTGGCTATCAAAGATACCAGAAGACCAGAGAACGGTCGCGCAGGAAATCGCCTTTGCAAGAATTACAGACGCACGCAAGAGCGGTAAAATCGGATTGAACACCACCCAGGAAATCACCGACCGCACCGAGGGCAAGGCACCGCAGTTTGTGAACACAAGCATAACGACCTCATCAATCGAAAGCCTGAACCTGACGAACGAAGAACTCGCACAAATCGCATTTAACGACGTAGACGAAACCGAGGAGCAGTGAACCGAGTAGTAACAATCAAGCCGTTTATACGCGAGAACTCAAGCCTGGCGCACTTAGGTATTGAATACCACTCTCGCCAGCGGCTACGGGTCAAAGTGCGCACGCCGAAGACAGACGCACTCGACGCTATAAAACGACGAAAGCAGTCGGAGCAGGCGAGCCTTGGGTGTATACGCAACCGAGCCAAGAGGCTGGGTATACCGTTTGACTTGACCATAGAGCAGACCAGAGAAGTACGACAAAGACCGTGCGCTTATTGCGAAACTACAGACTATCCTCGACAGCTAGACCGAATAGTACCAGCCGAGGGCTACGTGATAGAGAATATGGCGGCGGCTTGCAAGCGTTGCAATATGGTAAAAAGCCGCTGGCTGTCTTTTGATGAAATGAGAAAAGTAGCAGAGGTGCTGGGGTGGAGGAAATAAGCAAAGAACAGGCTCGAGAAATACGCCGAGAACTACAGAAGCAAGCGCTCGTAAAGCTAGCGCCATATAACCTGTATGCATATGCGAAGGTTATGCGCCCCTCATTTTACCGAAGCGACAGACCGCACCTGAAGCAAATGTGCGACATATTGCAGTACTTCCTGACCGAAGACCACGGCTATCAATTTTTACTACTCGACGCACCACCACGCCACGGAAAGAGCCTCACAGGACAGACAGCCGTGGAGTGGGTCTTTGGCAAGAACCACTTGCTCAAAGTTATGACAGGGAGCTACAACGAAACGCTCTCAACAACCTTCGCCGAAAGCGTGCGCAACACGATAGCCAGCCAAAAGGCAGAAGACCAAACAGTTGTATATAGCGACATCTTTCCATACACAACCCTCCAATCAGGCGAAAGCAGTAAAGCACTCTGGGCGCTCAAGGGAAGCTACGGCAAATCATACCTGGCGACCAGCCCCAAGGGAACAGCAACGGGCTTTGGCGCGAACCTGCTCGTGCTTGACGACACAATTAAGAGCGCAGAAGAAGCACTGAACGAGCGAACGCTACAGCAAATCTGGGACTGGTTTACAAGCACAATGCTCCAGCGAATGGAGGGCGACTGGCGCGTTATTGTCATTATGACACGCTGGGCGACGGGCGACATCGCGGGCAGGATTAAATCCTCATACGGCGAGGACAAAGTGCTGGAGCTGAACCTGAAAGCAATCAAAGAAGACGGAACTATGCTTTGCCCGAGCATTTTATCGCGGGAGGACTACGACCTGAAGACACAGGAAATGCTTCCAGCGATTGCCGCCGCGAACTATCTCGGCGAGCCAATGGACGTAAAGGGCGTGCTATACAAGAGCCTGAACACCTACGCGATTATGCCGCAGACTGATGACGAACGCGTCTGGGCTTATTGCGACACCGCCGACACAGGAAGCGACTATCTCTGTATGATTGTCTACAAGATTATCGACAACGAGGCGTACGTGCTTGACGTAGTCTTCACAGATGAGAATATGGACACCACCGAAACCGAGGTCGCGGATTGCCTTTATCGCAACAACGTAACGAACGCGACTTTCGAAAGCAACAACGGCGGACGGCTTTACAGTAAGAACATCGAGCGCAGGCTCAGCGAGAAATATCAAAGCAACAAAACCGTCATAGAAGCGGTACCGCAGACAAAGAACAAGGAAGCGCGTATTCTTTCATCAAGCGCGTGGGTACAGAAACACGTTTATATGCCTGAATCGTGGAGCAGTCGCTGGCGAGCTTTTCACACCAACGTTGTCAGCTACCAGAGCAAAGGCAAGAACGTCCACGACGACGCACCAGACGTCCTCGCAAGCATTTACGAGCATATCACCGCGCAATCACCACCTGTACTGTATAATAAAGACATACTGACGAACGGCGCCAACATCAGCCGTCGCCGCGGATTATTCTAAGGAAAGGAAAC